ACGTCGGGATCGGCTGCAATGACCGCCGACATCGTCGTCGGCGGACTAGGCGGCGACGGCCCGATCGTCACCGCCGGTCTCGGTCTGAGCGGTGCCGCCGACCCGAACGCGATGCGTGCCGTTCTGAGCGGCGTGGGCGCATTCTCAGCGACTTTGACGGCGGCCGGTAGCCCTGACATGGCGGCGAGCCTCAACGGCTCCAGCGCGCTCACAGCGACGCTGACCGACGGCAACGCTGTCGGCCCCGACCCGACGGTGGGCAGCATCGCCCGCCTCGGCGGGTGGCAGCCGCAACCGATACCACGTCCGATACCGGGGGCGTTGTCCGCGCACCTGGCTGGTTGGTCGTCACTGACCGCAGACCTGACCGGCGTCGACCGCGACGCCGAGGCTGTCCTACTACTGCTCGACCTCGACCTGATGCTGACAGAAGGAGTCCTAGCGTGAAGGCATCACCGGAGATCCGCACCTACAAGGGCGGGCTGGAGTTCCGCGCCGCGTCCGATGGCACGTCCATCGGTACCCTCGTCGGCTACGCGGCGAAGTTCAACAAGCAGTCCCGCAACCTCGGCGGGTTCGTGGAGCAGTTGGCGCCGACCGCGTTCAACAAGTCGCTCGCCGACGGTGTGCGGGTGATGGCCCGGTACAACCACGAGGACAACGGGCTGCTCGGCACCACCGACGCCGGCACGCTGCGCCTGGAGGTCGACGAGATCGGCCTGCGGTATGAGGTGGATCTGCCCGACACCAGCGTCGGCCGTGACGTGGCGGCACTGGCCGCGCGCGGCGATGTCCGGTTCTCGTCGTTCGCGTTCCACGTCCCGCCCGGTGGCGACGAGTGGGGTTACACCGACTCCGACTTCCCGCTGCGGACGGTGCGTTCAGCGCATCTGGTGGACATCGCCCCGGTCAACGACCCCGCCTACCTCGACACCACCTCCGGTCTGCGGTCGCTGGCCGAGGCCCGCGGCCTCGACCTGGCGATCGTCCGCGACCACGCCGCCCGCGACGAACTGCGGGTGCTGCTGAAGAAGGACATGGACGGCGAACCGACGCCGGAGCCTGCCGCCCCCGTCGCCGAGGAGGCGACCCCTGAAGCCCCCACCGACGCCGAACGTGCAGCGTCGTTGGATGTTGCCCGCCGCCGCCTTGAGTTGCTGCGGGTGCCCCGTTGACCGACAGCCTGTCCGGCATCGGTTGACGACACCCCCCACCACATCAATGTTCATAGGAAGGACACCATCATGAGCCTGGTTCGCCAGATTCTTGAGCGGCGGGCAAACGCTTGGGAAGAAGCCAAGGGTATGCTCGACGCCGCCGAGGCCGAGGGCCGCTCCCTGTCCGCTGAGGAGCAGGGCAAGTTCGACGCCATCAACTCCGACATCAACGCGCTCGACGAGCAGCGCAAGTCCATCGAGGACGCCGAGGCTCGCGCCAAGGACGCCGCCGAGGCGATGGAGCGACTGCACGTCGCCCCGAAGCCCGAGGTGCGTGCCGACATGGACGCCGCCGACAAGTTGCGGGCGCTGGCCCGCGGCGAGATCCGCGCGTTCGACACCAACGAGGGTCTGCCCCCGGTCAACTTCCGTGACCTCACCAAGGGCAGCGCCACCGCCGGTGGTAACACCATCAAGACCTCGTTCCGCGAGCAACTGCTCGAGCACATGATCGAGGTTTCCGGTGTGCTGATGGCCGGTCCGACCGTCCTCAACACCGCGTCCGGTGAGAACATCGAGGTCCCGATCACCACGTCGCACGGCACCGCCGCGCTGACCACTGAAGGTTCGGCGATCTCCGAGTCCGACCCGGCGTTCGGCAAGCGGACCCTGGGCGCGTACAAGTACGCCACGCTGATCCAGGTCAGCCACGAACTGGTGGAGGACACCAGCGTCGATCTGCTCGGCTACCTCGCCCGTCAGGCAGGCCGCGCCGTGGGTAACTCCATCGGCACCGACCTCGTCGTGGGCAACGGTTCCTCGAAGCCTTCCGGCATCGTGCAGACCGCGAGCACTGGCGTCACCGGTGGTGCCGGTGTGACCGGCGCGTTCACCGCTGACAACCTGATCGACCTGTACTTCTCGGTCATCGCTCCGTACCGCAACTCGCAGTCCTGCGGCTGGATGATGAAGGACGCCACACTGGCCAACGTCCGCAAGTTGAAGGACACCACCAACCAGTACCTGTGGCAGCCGTCGATCCAGGCCGGCGTGCCGGACACCCTGCTCGGCAAGCCCGTCCACACCGACCCGAACGTGGCAGCGGTGGCGCTGTCCGCCAAGTCGGTCATCTTCGGTGACTTCAGCGCCTACTTCGTCCGGCTCGCCGGCGGGGTGCGCTGGGAGGTGTCGAACGACTTCGCGTTCAACGCCGACCTCGTCACCTACAAGGCCGTGCTGCGCGGCGACGGAATCCTCGCCGACCAGACCGGCGCCATCAAGGTGTTCGTCGGCAACGCCGCCTAACACCCCGTAGGCCAGGACGGCGGCGGCTGACCTCTCACAGTCGCCGCCGTCCGACCCCCCCATCGAAGGAGTCATCTTGCGCGTTCAGATGCGTGTCCCGATCAGCGGCAGCCGTGATGGCGTCGACTGGCCGCCTGTGGGCGGCACCATTGATCTTCCCGCCGACGAGGCCGAGCACCTGTGTGCCGCCGGTCTGGCGATCCCCGCTGCTGCCCCCGAACCGGAGAAGGCGGCGGCACCGAAGGCGCGGTCGAAGCGACCGGCGCCCGAGTCCCGCTAAGGAGCCACGATGCCTGTTGTCGTCCCCGATGCGCTGATCACCGTGGATCTGCTGGAGGAATACTTGCAGCGGCAGATCGCCGCGAAGGACGCCTCGTCGGCTGCTGCCGCCGTGGAGTTCGCGCGTGCGTTCGTGGTGCAGCGCATCGGGTTCGACCCGGCGACGGCGACGGTGACCGACTACACGGTCGACCCGCCGGTGCAGACCACCTGCGACGACGAGGACATCCTCGTGGCGCGTGGTGTGGCGCTGCGGATCGCGGCGCAGTGGTTCACGAACCCGCAGGACCGCGCCAGTTACGCCGGCCCGGAGGGGCTGTCGTATACGGCATCGCCGCAGATGTTGTCGCGGATCCTGTCCGAGGCCGACCGTGTCGTCCTGGAACTGGTGCAGCTCAAGTACAACCCGGGGTTCTGACGTGGACGGCAAGGCTCTGATCGGCGCGGACGGCGTCGAGCGCAAACTCGACGACCTCAGCGATGCGGCCAGTGACATCAGCCCGACGTTCGAGAAGTTGGGCGACAAGTTCGCCGCCCGCCAGGATTCCGTCTTTGACTCCAACGGTTGGGGCAAGTGGGCGCCGCGTGCGCCGTCCACGATCGCCGAGGGCGTGTCCCCGCTGGTGCAGACCGGCATCATGCGCGACGGCGTCAACGGCGACGGCACGATCTGGCGTGGCAAGAACGGCGCCGCGTTCGGCGCCCCGAAGTCCGATCGTCGCGTGTGGAATGTGGCGATCCTGAACACGGTCGGCCACGGCGGCACACCGGCGCGTCGGATGGTGCCGCCGTTGCGGGCCGCGGAGAAGCGCGACTGGATCGACGTCGTACGTGACCACATGCGGAAGGCGATCAGGTGAGAGGCCACGAATACATCCGCGAGGCGATCCGCACCTACCTTGAGGACGCGGTGCCGGCGCGTTTGCAGGCGCATCTGACGGCGAACGGGCTGACGTCGCCGACGGTGGCGGATCTGCGCTTCTACCTGGCGGACGGCTTGCAGGACATCGTCGACTTCCCGGCGGTCATCGTCAGGTCGACCGACGCCGAGGACGACACCTACACGTCGAGCGGCGTGTGGCGCATCACCTACGACATCGAGGTCATCGTCGCGGCCGATCACCGCATCCACGGCGACGCCGAGGCTGCCAGCAAGGACCGCGACCGGGTGCTGCTGGCGGTGCGTGAGTGCATCTACCGTGCCGCCGGTCTGACCGAGGACATCGACATCAGCCCGCGTCGGCGTGCCGAGGCGACCGGCGCCGCCGCGGAGACGCGCGCCGGGGTGCCGTTGGCGGCGGGCACGCTGCGGTTCCGTGCGTCGGTGCTGGAGTCGCTCGCCGATCTTGACCCGCCCGAGGACGTCACCGACGTCGACCTGTCGGCCGGCGGCTACGACGCCTTGACGACCCTGCCCTAACCGATCGAGGAGCCATCCTGTGTCCCGCATCACCGTGATCGTGCCGTCCGGCACGCCTGAACCCGTGCCGGCTGCTGAGCCGTCCACGAAGCCGCGCACCACCAAGAAGGAGAACAGCGATGGCTGATCGCATCACCGTCACGACTGGCACTGTTGCCGGTCTCCAGTCCCCGGCGGGGCCGCGTCTGGCGCGGTTCATCGTCGCCGGTCAGACGCAGTTCGGGCCGACTGACGCCCCGCGGATCGTGCGTAACCTGCGCGACTACGCCAACACCTACGGCGCCCGCTCCGGCGGTGTCGACATGTACGACGCCGCGGAGACGTTCTTCAACGCGGGCGGCTCTGAGCTCGTCGTGCAGCGTGCGTTCGGCCCGTCGGCGGTGAACGCGACGATCACGCTCGACAGCAAGATCACGGTCACCTCGAGGTGGCCGGGCGCCTATTACAACGCGATCACGGCACAGTATGTGACCGCATCAACTTCGCTGGTCATCGTCAAGCCGGCGGCGCTCGGCGGCACGGTGACTTACGTCGGCGCGACCGCTGCCGCGTTGCAGTCGGCCGCCTCGGTCGACCCTGATGTGACGGTGACGGTGTCGTCGCTGCCGGTGTCGAACTTCGGCCCGACGGCGTTGGCGTCCGGCGCCGACGACTACGCGAGCGTGAACTGGACGACGGTGCTGTCGAAGATCGGCCCGGCGGCCGGTCCTGGCGCGGTCGCTGCCCCCGGCGTGAACGGTGCCGCGTCGGCGCTTGCCGCGCACGCCACCACCTACCGGCGTCTGGCGTTGCTGACCCCGTTGCAGGCGTCGTCCGCGGCGACGGTCGTCTCGGCGCAGGGTGCGATCTCCGCGTCGAACAAGCAGTACGCCACCTACGTCTACCCGTGGGTGACGGTGCCGGACGGCGCCGGTGGCCGTAAGACCATCGACGGTGTCTCATTCGCCGCCGGTGTGCGTGCGGTGACGCAGCGCGTCTACGGTGTCGGCGACTCGCCGATCCGCCGCAGCGCCCACCAGTTGGCTGCCATCGCCAACGCGGTGCCGTTGACCGAGGTCGACGACTCCACGCACACGTCGCTGCTGACTGCCGGTGTCGCCACGATCCGCAGCCTGCCGAACGCTGTCGGCCTGGACGTGTGGGCGACCGCCGAGGGCGTCGGCGCGAACGCTGCACTCGCCGAGGGCATCTACCGCGACATGGTGAACGCCATCGCCGACGACGGTGCTGTCGCCCTCGACGCGTTCATCGGTCGGCCTGCCACTGCGGCGGTCCTGGCCGCTGCGACCTCGGCGCTGAAGGGCGTCATCGAGTCCGCCTACGTGCCGTACCTCGTCGGCGGTGACGGCGTCGGTTACAAGGTGGCGGTGTCCAACGGTGTCTCGCCTGCGGACAACACCATTTCGGCTGTGGTGTCGCTCAAGTTCGCCGAGGAGATCGGCTTCGTGTCGTTCACGATCAACGCAGCGTCCGCTGCCCAGACCATCTAAGGAGACGTAGATGCCACTTCTCACGCAGCACAAGAACAAGGTGTCGGTGGTCGGCGCGAGCCCGCTGCTCGGCGCCGTCGACTGGGACAAGTTCTCCGGTGGCGACCTGAACCACAGCATCACGAAACTGCGGCGCACGGCGGGCGCGAAGAAGGAGGTGCTGTCGGCGGACTCCGAGGTCGACAACATCACCGTCGAGGCGTTCATCGACCCGGCGGCGCACGCCGATCTGCTGCTGGCGCTGAAGAACGGCGAGCGGTTCGACGGTGCGACCATCAAGGTGCAGGCCATCGACAACGCCGGCGTTCCGATCGGCAAGGCGCTGGAGTACTACGGCTGCTCTGTGGCGCGGTTCACCCCGCCGGAGGCCGACGCCAACGGCGAGGACGCCAGCAAGCTCGTCATCGAGTGGGCTGTGGGTTCCTGACATGTCCTCACTGCTGGAGCAGGCCCGCGCACGGGCCGCTGCTCGCCGAGAGCGGCAGGTAACGATCAGCCTTCCCGAGTTGGACCTCGACCTCGTCTGCGACGTGCCGACGGATTCGTTCGCGATCGAACGGTTGCAGAAGGCGGCGCAGCGGGCGGACAAGGGCCGCGGCACGGCGACGCACTTCTCGCGTGCGCTGGTGGCGGCGCAGACCCGCGAGATCCGCATTGGTGGTAAGACCGTTGATGTTGACGGCGAGCCGGTCGTCTTCTCCGACCCGGAGTTGTGGCCGGAGGTTGGCGCCGCCGACGCGAAGGGCGCCGTGGTGGCGCTGGTCGGCACGGACGCCGACGTGCTGACGGTGGCCACCGAGTTGATGACCGAGGCCGGGTTCACCGGCAGGGACGACGACGAAGACCCTTCGTAAGCCTGCGCGACGACCGCGTGGTGCAGGCCGCGGTGACATACGGGCTGATGTTCCAGTGCGACCCGATGGGGTTCCTGGACAGGCCCGAGGAGGATCTGCCGGTGCTGCTGGCTGTCCTTGACATTGCCGATAAACGGCTTCGACGATCTCAGGAGGTGGCTGATGGCAAGCGCCGGTGACCGCCTTCAGATCGTCATTGGGGCCAAGGACGAGTTGACGGGTCAACTGCGGGAAACCCGCAAGGAGATGACCCGGCTGGGCCGCGCCGCCAACGACATGCAGCGACGCATGGAGAACGGCGAGCAGGGCTTGCAGGACGAGTACGAGCAGACCCGCCGTGATCTTCAGCGGCTCGGCGGCGAGTACCGGCAGTTGCAGACCCGCCAGGCCGGCGTCAACCGCGAGATGCGCGAGTTGACGGGCAGCACGCAGCGGGCGCACCGGGCGCAGAAGTCGATGTCCAGCGGCATGGGCAAGATGGCAGGTCTGCTCGGCGGCGTGACTGCTGCGGTAGCGGGCGCAACAAGCGCGTTCTTCATCCTGGGTAGGGCGATCAACGAGGCCCGCACCGCGAATAAGGCGTTGGCGCAGACCGGCGCTGTGCTGCGGTCGATGGGCCGCACGGACCGTACCGCCGCCGACATCGAGAAGTTGCTCGATCAGTTGTCGCGTGCGTCTGGTATCGACGACGATGCGCTGCGCGAGATGACCAACAAGATGCTGACGTTCGGCAACGTCACCGGCGACACGTTCGACAAGGCCAACGCGCTGGCGCTGGACCTGTCGGTGGCGTTCGGCAAGGATCTCAATTCCGCGTCGGTGATGGTCGGCAAGGCGCTCAATGACCCGGTCAAGGGTCTGACGGCGTTGTCGCGGGTCGGGGTGTCGTTCACCGCGCAGCAGCAGGAACAGATCAAGGCGATGATGGAGGTCGGCGACCTCGCCGGCGCACAGAAGATCATCCTCGGGGAACTGACGAAGCAGGTTGCGGGGTCGGCGGCGGCGCAGGCCGACGGCATCGACAAGGCCAAGGTGGCGTGGGGCAACCTGCAAGAGGCCATCGGTGATGTGCTGCTGTCGGTTGGTGTCGGTGGTGACGATCTGGTCAAGACGCTGGAGCGCATGACCAAGTGGATCAAGGACAACAAGACGCAGATCGTCTCGGTGTTGCAGGCGATTATGTCCGCAGTGTTCAAGTTGATCTCGGTGTTCCTGAAGTGGCAGTCGATCATCCTCAAGGTGTTCGGTTACCTGTTCGGCGCGATGACGACGACGCTAGAGGTGCTCAGCAAGTTCAACCTCGTCTCTGACGACACAGTCGACAGTGTGCGGTCGTTGGCTGACGGCTTCGGCAACGCGTCGCAGCAGGCTCACAACGCGTCCGGATTCTTCAACGACCTGTCAACGCAGGCGGATCTCGCCGCCAAACGGAGTAAGGATCTGGCCGACGCGCTGAAGCAGGTGAAGGGTCGCAAGGTCCGCATCGAGTTGACGACCACCATGAATGACGTCTGGGATGCCGTGGATGCGGCCGTAAGGCGCGCCATGGACGCCGACAACAACTTCATGGGCGGCCCGATCACTGCGGGTACGACGTCGTGGGTCGGCGAGCTCGGCCCGGAGTTGTTCGTGCCGTCGGTGGGATCGCCGAAGATGGTGGGCCAGTCCGGCCCGGAGATCCGCGACTTCCACACCTCTGGCACGATCATCCCCGCCGACATGGTGGGCGCGTACATGGCGGCGCAGTCGGCAGCCCCGGCTGTCGCGGCAGCCCCGGCGGGTCCGTCGGTGATGGTGCAGAACTTGACTGTGAATGACCGCTGGGACGCCGAACGCGAGTTGCAGGCGTTGCTGCGCCGCGAGGAACGTATCCGACGGGAGCGCCGCTGATGGCCGGCAAGGCACGCCTGCGCTGCACAGATCCTAAGGTGACGGTGACGTTGCCGTGGTGGCCGTCGGATGTGTCGCGGACGTTGAGTGTGCGCACGGTCAACGAACTGGAACGCCCCGACAAGACGCCGCTGGCAGTGCCGTCGTCGCTGACGTTGGACGACTACAGCATCGGCTACACGGCGCGGGCGGTGGACTTCCGTGAGCCGGTCGCCGATCACATCGCCGACCTTGAGCGGTTGGCGGCGTTGAAGCGTCCGGCGCAGTTGATCCTTGCCGATCAGACGATGGGCCTGTACCAGATCGAGTCGGCGTCGTTGACGATTCTGAAGTTCGCCGAGTCCGGGCAGCCGTCGGTGGTCGATGTGCAGTTGACGTTGAAGCGTGCCAGTGACGCCGAGATCAACGTGGGCATTGTGAAGCGCATCAAGGGCCGCGGTAGGGGCTTCGCGAAGAAGAAGGGCTGAGCGCGGTGGCGATCTCCGGCAAGGCCACGAACATGGCCCGCGCCGTGGACGGCGTGCAACTGTCCGACGGCATCTATCTGGCGGACCTTTCCGAGGCAGTCGGTGCGGCGGCGTTCGACTTCCAGGTCGGCGCCGTGCCCGAGTTCTCATTCCCTGCGGTGGACCGTGACCGCGAGCTGTCGCGGCGTGGGCTGCTCGCCGAGGGTACGACGTTGCGCTGGAGCGGTCTGCCGTGGCAGGTCGCCGCCGTGGAGCGCGACTACCGCGGCGGCGATGTGTGGTTGACGTTCACGGCACGGTCTCGGTTGTCGCGGCGGCTACGCAATATGACGGGTAAGGCGTCGTCGGAGAGGTCGACGCCGCAGCAGTGGATCACACAGCAGGTGAAGAAGGCGGGCGGTCGTGCCGTCGTCGAGCCGGGCGCGGGTCGGTTGCGGATCGTGCAGAAGCGCAGCGAGTCGGTCCTCGACGTGATCGCGAACATCGCCAGCGATACCGGCGTGGAGTGGGTCGAGGTCGACGGCGTGTTCTACGTGGGTACGCCGTGGTGGGCGTACAAGGAAGACCTCGGTTTGCCGTCGTGGTCGGCGCGGGTCGACGGCACCGTGCCCGATCTGGACTTCGGCTCAGCATTGTCGGTGGTGTCGTTCTCGTCGCGGTCAAGTCTCGACGATCGCCAGAACGCCGCCGAGGCGGAGCTGGTGGTGGAGGTGGCACGCGGCGCGAAGGTGCGCCCGTGGCACAAGGTCGACCTGTCCCGTGCCACCACCGTCGACAACGGTACCTGGCTGGTCGATTCGGTGTCGTTCGCCGAGGGCCAGCCTGAGGCGTCGATCGGTCTGCAACGGCCGCTGAAGTCGTCGCCGAAGAAGGCGTCGCAGGGTGCCGCGCAGGGGACGTCGCAGAGTGGCGATTCGCCTACGTCCGCAGCGCTCGACGAGTCGGGTGGATGGATTCAGGGCGCCGACAGGGTGTGGCCCCGCTGCTCGCGTACTCCGCGGCAGTATGTCGCGTGGGCGCTCGGCCAGATCAATCAGCCGTTCGAGTACAACCGCTGCCTGAAGTGGGTATCCATCGCGGTCAGCGGGGCGCAGGGACTTGGCGGCGATTATGCACGTTACGTGTGGGAGAACGCGCCGTCGTCTGCGATTCGGTCGCCTGGTGACACGTCGCCCCCCGCGGGCGCGATTGTCGTGTGGCGCATTACGCCATCGGGCAACCAGGCGGGGCACATCGGTATCAGTATCGGCGGCGGCAAGTTCATCAGTGCCACCGGCAGCCGCGTCGTCATCTTGGATATCGGCGGGTTCGGCGGCGCTTACTACGGCGCGATGACGCCTTCGTTCTGAGAGGACGCCCAATGCTTCGTGGCAAGGTCACCGCGGTCACTGATGCGGGTGTGTTCGTGCAGACCGCCGACTACACGGTCGGCCCGTGTCAGGCGGTGATCGCGAACTACAGCGTCGGAGACACGGTGCTGCTGTCCAACGTCGGCGATGACGCATCCCCGGATCTCGTGGTGGTCGGGAAGTTGACGGCGAAAGGCGGCGTCACCACCGGCGCTACCACCGATAATGCGGTTGCACGGTTCGACGGCACGAGCGGCGCGCTACAGAACAGCGGCGTCGCCATTGACGACAGTGGGTATGTCACGGCGAAACGGTCGAACATTGACGGGACGGCGGCATCCCAGGAAGCCATCCTCTTCTTTCTCGCCAGCGGCACGTTCCGCTGGAAGTTGTACCGGGATAATGCCGTCGAGTCTGGCAGCAACGCCGGTTCCAATCTCCGCCTGGATAGGCGCGCAGATGACGGTTCGCTGCTGGGTAACGTCCTGGCGTTCGATCGCGCTACCGGCCGGGTCACAATCGGCGACGTGGGCACCACCGCCGGTATCGAGCTCGGTTCCGGCGGCCCGACGATCACGACCGGCACCGGCGCGCCGTCTCACACGGCACCGAACGGCAGCGTCTATCTGCGTACCGACGGCACCGCGTCAACCACGTTGTATGTGCGGGCGGCGGGCGCCTGGTCGGCGTTGTCGTGACCCGTGCGGTCGCCTTCGGTGTCCTTGCCTACCTGCTGCACTGGCTGTTCCTCGCCCCGGCGTTCCTGCTCGTCGATCTGACCCGGCCGTTGCCGTTGACCCTCGGAGGTTCCTGATGCGCGTGTTCGCCCATCCGCTGCGCCTCGACGGCGACGGCGCTTTCACCACTGTCGAGCAAGGCTCGGACCGGCAGGCCCAACAGTTGGCGATCGGCATCGTGTCGACGTTCCTGGGGGAGCGGCCGCTGGCGCCGGACTTCGGGATCTTCGATCCGGTGGCGGTGGGGGTGTCGCGTGCCGAGGTGGTCGCGGCGATCGACCTGGCCGAGCCTGATCTGACGGTCGTCGATGTGACGATCGCCGACACCCAAGACCTGACGCAGCGCGTCGCCGTGACGGTGGCGTGGGATGACGGAGAGGACGCCTGATGGCCTTCGATGTGAGCGCGGTCGGCGAGCCGCTGGATGTGCGCTACCCGGTCGAGTTGGCGTCGCAGGCGGTGGAGGCGTTGCAGGCGGCGCTGCCGGACTGGCTGCCGCGTAACGCCAGCCCCGAACTCATCTTCATCGAGGCGGTGGCGCTGGCCGTCGCCGACATTGTGAACGCCGGTAATCAGGCGGTGGCCGCTGTCGAGGAGGACATCCTCTCCCGGTTCTACGAGATCCCGCGGCGTCCGGGTGCGGCGGCGACCGGGCAGATCACGGTCACGTTCGACTCGACGGTGACGACGACGATCCCCGCCGGCACGGGGTTCCTGCTCGTCGACTACGGCGTGGAGGTCGCGACGACCGCCGACGTCACTGTCACCGCATCATCGTCTGCGGTGCTGGCCGTGTCGACCACGGAGTCGACGACGCTGGTCAACGGTGTCGGCGCGGGGGCGGCGCTGGACGTGCTGGATGTGATCCCGAATGTGCTGAGTGTGGCGGTGACGGGGACGTTCTCCGGCGGAGCTGACATCGAGGACGACGTCGCCTATACGGCGCGGGCGCGTAACCGTCTGGCGCGGGTGACGAACTCGCTGGTCGTCGCCGACCACTTCACCGCGTATGTCCTCGAAGACGGCCGCGCCGTCAATGCCTTGTGCGTCCCGGCGTGGGATGGTGTCGCGACCGGCACGATCGGTACCGACGCCGGCGAGGTGACGGTGGTGACCTACGGCCGCGGCGGCACGTTGTCCGCGGGCGACAAGACGGACCTGGCGGCGTTGATGCAGGCCATCACCTACGCAGGCGCCACCGTGCATGTCACCGACGCCGCCGTGACCACGGTCAACGTGACGACGACGATCGCCGCGGCACCGGGTTACTCCGCCGCTGAGGCGCAGGCCGCCGCCGAGGACGCGATCCGCGCATTCCTCAACCCGGAAACGTGGCCGGTCGGCGATGACGTGCTCGTCGGCGCGTTGCAAGCAGCCATCACCGACACCACCGCCGTCGACTACATCGTGTCCATGTCGGCGCCGTCGGGTACGACAACGATCGCGGCCAATGCCGTCGCCAGCGCTGGCACGTTGACGGTGAGCGTCTGATGCCGGTCATCGTCCCCGAACCAACCACGACGCCCGTAGCGGCCGTGTCGGACCTCGGCGACCTCGCCTACGACTACCTTCCCGAATACATCAAGACCGCCGACGATGGCCTTGTCGGCTCTCTGATGGCCGCCCTCGGTGTGCCCGTCGCCTACGCGTCGGAACTGTTGCAGAACCCGGCGGCGACCGCCGACGAGTACGCCACCCCGTTCAGCCGCATCCCGTGGCTCGCGGCGATGGCCGGCATCGACGTGTCGACGGTGCCGAACGAGTCCCGCCGCTCCGTCATCGCCGACGCGGACTGGCGGTACCGCGGGTCGTTGACGGCGATGCGGCTGCGTATCGGTATGACGTTGACGGGTGCGAAGTCGGTGGAGATCGTCTGCCCGTACCTCGGCGACCCCGACCGGATCTCGGTGACCACGTTCGCGTCGCAAACCCCGGACGCGACCGCCACCGAGGCGGCGATCCGCGCGGAGATCCCGGCGTGGATGCGGGCCACGATCGTCACGAACGCGGCAGGCCAGAGCTACGCCAACATGGCCGCCGACTACGCGGACTACTCGACCATGACAGCGACGTCGAAGACGTACGGCACACTCTCGCAGGAGGTCTAGGCAATGGGCTACACCACTTCCACCGTCCACGGCATCGAAGTACCGGACGGCGCCGAGGCCAACAATGTGCCCGAGGACATCGGCAAGGTCGTGACCGCGCTCGAAGGCGGGTCGATCGTGAAGCGGCTGACCGGCGCTGCCATCGCCGCTCTCACGTCGCCGCAGAAACCGGCGGGCCTGGTCGTCTACAACACGACGACGAACCGGATGCAGATCAGCGACGGCACCAACTTCGCCAACATCACGATCGGCACTGTGCAGTCTGGCGCCGCCGCCGCTATCTCCAGCGGATATCGGGACATCACGTTTGCCACAGCGTTCGCGTCCGCCCCGACAGTCGTCGCCACATACGACACCGACCCGCCCGACGACTACGCGCTGTACGTGACGAGCGTGACGGCGTCCGGCTTCCGGATCAACGGCCTCGGGCTGCTCGCCGGCGCGTACTGGATCGCCTTCGGCGTCTGACCAACCACCCGACCCCACCATCTGACGAGGAGCCACTGTGGCACGCAACATGTACGGCGCAACATCCGCGGACTTCACGCTGACCTCCGGCGGCCGGGTCGTCCCCGGCGCGACGTTGACGATCTGGTCGGCGCGCACCGGCGGCACGCAGATCACCGACCTGCTCGACGTCGACTCCGTCGCGACGACGACGGTCACCTCGGACGCTGACGGTTCCATCGTCTACTACGGCCCGAACGACGACAAGACCGTTCACTGGGCGGACTCCGGTGTCGGCGGTCGCATCGCCATCCGCCCCGTCGACATCACCGGGGATCCGCCGGTGCTGTCCATCGGCACCGTCGGCACGGGCACCGCCGCTGCCAGCCTGACCGGCACGTCTGAGGCGCCGGTGCTGAACCTGACATTGCCGTCGGCAGGCGCCAACGGTGTGAACACCGCCGCCATTCAGGACAATGCCGTCACTTCCGCGAAGATCGCGGACGGCACCATCGCCACCGCCGACATTGCCGACGGCGCGGTCACGTACGCGAAACTAGGCGCGGATGTTCGCATCGGCAACCTGCTCACGCCGAACCAGGCGTCCGGGACGGGTGGCGGGTGGTACGGGATCAACGCGACCTTCGACACCACCACCGACAGCGGCGACACTGTGGGTCGGTACACGCTGACCGCGACAGGCGCTATCGACTTCGCCAACCTGCTCGCATCGGCGGCCTTCGCCGTTGGCGAGACACGCACCACCCTTGTCGATGTCAAGTCGTCACGGTCGCAGGATATTCGGTTGTCCAGCAACGGCTACGACGCCGGATGGAGCGGGGACGATAACCTGCCAACGCGGTTTGTCACTGTCGCCGCCAACACCTGGACGACCATCGCCATTACTGGCACACCAGCCGCCGCCAAGGCATACGTCGGGGTCATTCTACGGGCTTCCGCCGGGCAGTCCGGCGACGTTATCCTCGTGCGGCGTGCGTCAATCCATCGTGGCGCGGACGGGCTGTGGGCACCCCCCGGCACCGTTATCCCCGGCACCAGCCACATCGCCACTAACGGTGCGTTCCAGACTTCGGGCACGGTCGCCCCGGAGGGCGTGATTACGGCGCCGCCGCTGTCCCGCTACCAGCAGACGAGCGGCGCGGCGACCGTCACGGGGGCGATGGAGTGGGTGAAGGCCACCGGCACCGGCAACACCGGCTGGGTCGCGGGCGCCGAGGCCGACACCGGGTGGCGGGATGTCAGCGCGTCATTCACTGGCGGCTATACGTCACCGTCAGCCCTAGTGCGCCGCGTCGGCAACACGGTCCAAGTCCGCTGCTACTCCGGAACAACGCCGACGCTCATCAACAACGACTGGAACACCCTTGTCACCCTCGACGCAGGGTTCCGGCCCGCGCAGACCGTAGATCCCGTGGCCTGGAACGCGGGCTTCGCGGGCGACATGCGCCGTGCCTACATCACAACCGCCGGGGTTGTTCGGGTCATGGGTGCAGGCGCCACTGTCGCCTCGCTGACGCTACATGCCACGTTCACAACGACCGACGCCTGGCCCTCATCGCTGCCCGGTTCACCCGCCTAACCCCGACCCCCACTAAGGAGAACCCACCGTGTCGTACAACAGCATCGCCGCCGCCGCCCAGGACACCGACCTGAAGCAGCGGGTCGCCGCGTGCTTCGCGCAGGAAACCGACGGCCCCGACCAGCCGGAAGCCCTGGCCGCGCTGCACATGTGGCGCATCGTCGCTAACGGCCCCATCGCCGACGCCTACTCGTACGCCGTGGCTACCGACGTGCCCGACCCCGGCAGCAACGAGGCCGTCGTCACTGACGCGGCGATCCTCGACGCGGTCACCGCCATCGTCGCCCCCGCGCCGGAGGTCGAGTAGACAATGGCCGCCGACGGCCGCACCTTGCCGTGGCGTATCCTGCACCGCGCCGTCAAGCCGTACGCGCTCGGGCTGTCGTTCTCCACCTTCGTCGTGTCCTACGCGATCCTCGCCGGCGGCGCACTCGGGCAGCTGCTCGACGTGTGGCCTGGCCAGTTGGTCGGCGTCGCCGGGTTCGCCGCGGTGATGCTGCTGTGGGTCGGCTGGTGGTGCCAGCGTGAAGACCTGATGAGTCACGGGCTGCTGATCACCGTCGGCGTGTGGGCGGCGGTGTGGGCGATCGTGCTACTTGACACCGAATGGAACAACGTCTCTGCGTGGATCGCGTTCGGCCTCGTGATCTCGTCAGGTGGGGCATGGCTACTGGAGGTGCTTGACAGGGAGCGGCGATGAGCGTCACATGGGCGGCGGTGTGGATCGGTATAGGCGCCCCGGCAGCACTTTACGCCACCAAGCGCCTCATCGACTACGTGTTTCCGCCGGGGTCCCACCTGCCGTGGCTAGACCGTTACACCCGACCGAACCGCAAACCGATCGAGTCCGAGGAGGACAGTGATGGATCTGAAACGTGAACCGCTGGTTGTGTCCGGCGCCGCCGTGGCACTGGCGCAGGCCGTGCTGACCGCCGTGGTGCTGATGGGCTGGTGGAACATCACCGCCGAACAGGCCGCCGCCTGGACCGGGGTCATCGCCCTGGCCGGCACATTCGCCGTCGTCGCATTCACCCGCGGCAAAGTGACACCGATGCTCGACCCGCGCAACGACGACGGCGAAGCCATGTATGCCATTGTCGACCTCGACGACCTGGACTACTGACATGGGCAAGACCGTCAACAAGAGCGACCCGTACAAGCGGCGCAGCTACCGCGACGTGACGTTGGAGAACCGCACCATCTCCGCCCTCGAATGGGCCGAGGAACGCTACCGCGAGGTGGCGCCGAAGAAGCGGGCGCCGTGGCGGCTAGGCCAAGGCTCATACTCGCAGGGCAGCCTGTCCGCCGGGACACATTCCAAGGGCGGAACACTGGACATCATGTTCGCCGGGCTGAACAAGAAGCAGCGCCGCGCCACCGTCAAGTGGCTACGCAAGGCAGGGTTCGCCGCGTGGGCCAGGGAGGGCGCCGCGTGGGGCACCAACAACGACCACGCCCACGCCGTACTGCTCGGCCACCGCACACTGTCCGTCGAGGCGATGAGGCAGACCGACTCGTACCGTGCGCATCGCGACGGACTGGCGGGCAACGGCTACGACAGCACATGGCGTCCGAAGAAGCCGCGCCGTTGGTCACATAGACAGAACCGCCCCGTGATCGGCAAGTAGTAGACTGTCGACAGATGTCCTAGCAGGCGCCGCGTGTGACAGATGAAGCCGCCGTTGCCACTAGGAGCGGCCCCCGAGATCATCTGCTCGGGGGCCGCACTACGTCGGCGGGGAGTTCCTGATCCGCACCCCCGACCGCACATGATGAAGCCCCCGCCGTTGTCCTCACAAGGGACGACGGCGGGGGCTTTGTTGCGTTGTCAGGCCATCCACTTGCGGATGGTGAGCCGGTCGACGCCGACGATGCGGGCCGCCTCGGACTGCGACATGCCTGCCTTGATGGCGCCGACGACGCTGACACGCAGCAGTACCGCGAAGCGCAGTCGGTGTGGCTGTCCATAGTTAAACGTTACGCGTATAACGCCACTTTAGACAAGATGCGCCGATGTGCTTGCGTCAGGTTACGCATCGGAGTAACGTTCCCGCCATGAGTCAAGGGGAAACGTTACTCACCACTCGCCAGGTCGCGGACCACTACGGAGTCACACCACAAACCGTGGCCCGGTGGGTCGAGCGCGGGCGCCTCACGCCGACGCTACGAGCCCCCGGCGTACGCGGCTCGATGTTCTTCGATGCCACCACGATCCCCGCCGCCGCATCTTCCCCCGGTGCCGCAGGCGGGCCGGCGCTCCCTGGCGGTTGAGCGCCCGTCGCCGCCGGGGTCGGGGCCATCCCTTCCCACTGACCCCGGCGGCGACACCCCTACCCATCCATCCACCGACGGGACGAAGGAGACAACGGATGCAAGACATCGCAATGGTCGCGCTGATCGCGGGGGGCATCCTCGCGGCGCTGACGATGTTGAAGTACTGGCTCGACGACAAGTGGTCGGAGTTCCAGCGCAAGGCCGACGCCTGCGCCTGTGGCCTCTACTCGCTGACCGACATCGAGGCGCAGCACACCAGCGTCGCAGTCCACGGCCGCGAGGTGTGTCAGCCGAAGCGCGAATGGATCGCCCGATGACCGCCGCCATCGCCCTGCAGGTGTGCCTCATCTGCGCGCTGCTGATCGGCATGTTGCTCTGGCTGGCGTCGCCGACGGGACGGCCGTGGGACTCCGACGACGAATGCAGCATCGAAGGCTGCAAGTGGCACGGACGGGGAAGGCGATGAACCGCGCCGCCGTCACCGAATGCGCCCTCGGCATGGCCCTGGGTATCGCCATCGGCGCGACCGTGCTGGCCGTTGCCGCCCGCTGGCTGTGGCACCGCTGGGAGTGGACGGCATGATCGCCACCTGCACCCGCGCCGCCTGCAACACCATCACCGACATGCCGGACAGCCATTGGCTGTCGCTGCGGCCCCTGGTCTGGACCGCGTTCACCGAGGAGTTGACGTACTGCTCG